ACTTGCCAGCGCGTTGAACGTCTCGCCCGTCGCTTCCAGCGTTGCCTCTTGCCCGGTGAAATCCTGCCAGCGCTTGACGATCACGTCGCAGTATTTCGGGTCAAGTTCCATCATGCGGCAGTCTCGTGCGGTCTTTTCGCAGGCGATCAGCGTGGAACCGGAGCCGCCGAAGATATCGAGGACTGAGGCAGAGGCGCGTGTCGTTTTATCCAGCGCCTCAACAGCCAATGCCACAGGCTTCTGCGTTGGGTGAACATAGGTTGACGCACCGTCCTTGTTCACGGTCCAAACGCTGCCGATCCTCTTGCCGCAGAGTTCCGCGCCACGATGCCAAACCAGCGCAATTTCATAATCGCTGCTGAATGTGCGCTTCAGGTCGCCGATGCCGCCGCCGGGCTTGTGCCAGACGACAATGTTGGTCGGATATCCCATAGATTGGAACTGGTCGATCCACTTGGTCTGAACCTTCCAACTTGTCCAAACAAAAACCCACCCGTTCGAACACGCCTCGATGATTGGCGCAATGTCTAAAAACGTGTCGTCATTTTTCAGCACGTCAAACTTGGCGCTCTTGGTTCTCATGTTGCTTTGGAACTCCACCCCATACGGCGGATCAGTAAACACCATGTCAGCCTTTCGGCCTGCCATTAGCTTATCCACCGCGTCAATGCTTGTGCTATCCCCGCACATCAGCCGATGCCGCCCCAGAACCCACACATCGCCCTCAACCGTGACAGGCACCGCAGGCACCTCTGGCACCGCGTCCTCGTCGGTGAGACCCTCTGTCTCCTCGGCCAAGAAGTTGGCAATTTCGCCAGTCTCAAAGCCCGTGAGCGACAGATCAAACCCCTGTGCGTCTAAGTCCTGCAATTCGATCTTCAGCAAATCGTTGTCCCAGCCTGCGTCCAGCGCAAGGCGGTTGTCTGCGATGACATAGGCACGGCGCTGGGCTTCGGTGAGGTGTGATGCTTCGATGACGGGCAGATCAGCAAGCCCCAGCTTTTGGGCTGCCATGACGCGCCCGTGTCCTGCGATGATGCCGTTCTCGCCATCTACGATGATCGGGTTCAGGAACCCGAATTCGCGGATGCTGGCGGCGATCTTGTCCACTTGCTGCGGTGAGTGTGTGCGGCTGTTGCGGGCGTATGGCACCAGCGAGGCCACTGAAACTGTTTTATAGTTCGGAAATTGCTTCATCTGTCGGTCTCCGGTGCAGATTGTCTGTCGCGCATCTTAACGCTTCACCGCCAAATATGCAAACTGTCCTACGCCCTCGCGCTTGCAAAACAGGAAACACCGCTTTTCGGTTTCTGCTCTTGCAGCCGCAAAGCGGTGCAGGCCGCCACAGAACTGGCCGATGTGGTAGACGATGCGGTCGCCCTTCTGCGCCTCGCCAAGAGCCGCCTCGAAAGCGTCCGGCTTTGTCTCGCCGGTGATGTAGATGGTCTGGCTCATGATGTTCTGTAAATGCTCAAAACGCCGCCAATCGTTTTTGTTTTGAACTTCATGCCAGACTGCCTCCCATGAACATGGCAAGCCACTTGCGCTTTTGATTGAAATGCCGGGTCTTCAATGCGAACCACATCGCCGACCGACATATCCTTGAACGGCCAAGAAACCCGCTCAAATGCACCAACCTCTTCAGGTGCAGCCTTTTCGATCTTGAACATTCTCATCTCCATTTGTTTCTCATAACGATAATGCATTATCAAAAATAAAAAATCAATAGAGAATATCTGCCCAAGAAGTTTTCACATTACTCATGAACATACACGGCCTCGATAACTTGTAACCCATTGTCCTGTAAGGCTTTTCTATAGATATTAAATGTTTACACACTATACTATACTACCTACTTCAATCCCTATACCCAATATGGCTGGTCAATATTTCCCACTTATATGCCTCTTACGGCCAAATCCGTGTAAACATGGATAAATCAATAAAATCAAAAGCTTACGTGATAAAACACCGATAAAACAACGTGTATCATTGCGTAAACATGTTGGATGGCGCGCCCGAAAGCGCGCCCTATCACGCCACCACCCAAACATCTGGGATTTTCCCCTTCCAAGCTTTCTTACCAGCCTCGCGGCGGATCATGCCTGCGCTCACCATTTTGTTCAGGATCGGCTCAAGCGCCTCGGGCTTCATTCTCATGCGGTTTGCCAGAACCTTGGTCGATGCGCCCTTGTCGGGGTCGATGTAGTTGATGACGCGAGCGGCGATTGCTTCTTCTGGGCGGTCCTTGGAGTTGTCGTTGGCGAAAACCAGCTTGATCTTGGCGTCCAGTTCAGCGCGCACATAGGCGAAGGCCCAGCGCACATGCTCGGCGGTTCTCTGGGCTGTTGGGATGGCCAGAATGAAGCTGATCTTTGCGACCAATTCATAGGCGCGGCGGATCATAGCGACGGATGCCTCGCCGGTGTTCTCGCCCATCTCCTCGGCATAGGCGTGCAGCCACTTGGACACCTTACGGAGCATTTCGCTGGCATCATCGTCAGTCTTGACGGGTTCGCGGTCGCCGGAATATTCCACCCGCCCGCCGCTGTTCATCACGTCAAAGTTGCCGCCGTGGAAAATCTGCGCCAGCCTCATGGCAAGGTTTTCCGGCATCGGGCGCTTGCGAAAGTTCTCTCGTTCTTCTGGGTTGTTATCTGTTTCGGCCACGATGATCGCGCGGCCCACGAAGCCCTGCGTCGCAGTTTCACCGTCCATGATCTGATCGAAGGTGCCGGGCGTTGTGAAGCCGACCACGGAGAGGAACGGGCGATCAAGGCCTTCGTCCACCATCTTTAGCATACGCTGAGCGCGGGCGATTAGATCATCGCGGCCATCATCTTCGGCCTTGGCCAGCATTCCGCCGAACATCTTGCGAAGGTCGCGCTTGGTGTCACCCTGCAAAAGCATTCGGCTGTTGGCCTTTGAATAGCCCGACATGATCGCGCCGAACACGCTTTCGAGATACGCCGCACCGCCGCGTTTCTGGGCATTGCGAACCTTGATGAGAAAAATGCCGATCTCATCGATGATGTAATAAGCCGACTGGTGTTCGATCAAGTTCCGCATGATTTCTTGCTCTGACTTGATGCCGCCTTGCAGCGCGTAATGCACGCCCGCCGCGATGTGCAGATCGGTCAGGGCCTGCATCACCGCTTCTTTCCCGGTGGCGCTGGCGGCCACGCAGAAGGCGAGCATGTTGGCTGTGACGCCATCGCGCAGGTCTTCGTGGCGAAGGCCGCCGATGTTGCCAATGGCAGAAATAGCAGATGCCACGGCCAAGCGACGGCGAGGATAGCGGCACTGACTGTCGATCCACGCGGCCACATCACCAACAAAGCCGGGCGGGGTGAGAAGGTCTAGGCCGTAAAGGGGAAAGGGTGGCGGGAAACGGTCGTTGCTTTCCGGGGCCTCTGGCGCGGGCGGTGCAAAATCTTCGGCGCTAAACTCGTCCTGTGAATAGGCTTGCGCGACTTGAGGTGCCTGCCCGAACTTGGCGCCGTTATAGCCAGCCTCAAAGTCTGCGAAATCGTCGGCACTCATTTTTTACCTTCCATTTGATCTGCGGCCCACTTTACAAAGGCCGATTGTTCACTGGGCGACATGCGCCTCCAAAGCGCGCCGACAAGACGCTTGATCTGCCGCGATGCAAACAGCGCATGACCACCGCTCATGCCGCCAAGCCTGTCAACGGCGGCAAGCGCATAGCATTCAAGCTCGGATGGGTTCGCAGTCTCGGCCCAGAACCTTGCGTCATCGCGGGCAGTGCCGTCAATAAGCGGCAGAAGCGGCAAGCCAGCCGCGCGGACGTTCAGCCAATCATAGGCGGCCCATGCAACAGCCTCGGGGTCTTGCTCGGCCAGCGTGTCAAGATAGACAACCGCCTGCGAAACGATATGCGCCGGGCGCGCAGGCCGAACAGGCGCAGGGAAATCAGGATCGTGGGTCATTTGCTTTCGCGCGCCAGCTTCAACGCCGCAAGCCGAACAAACGCAGCAATCGAAAGCCCAATGCGCTGTGCCGCAGACGCAATCTCATCTTTGTCAGCCTTGCTTAGTGTCGCCTTGATGTTTTCCATGATGGTCCTCCTTTGGGTTCATTTTGTGCTTGCACTATGCCCAACTTGGGACTATTGTCAAGTCACCGGGTTGAGAGCCTGCCCCGGTCAGGCGAGGCACAAGGTGCCAAACATGAAAGGAACGATCCATGTCAATCATGGAGTTAGCACGCAAGCCGGTTGACCGGCCTGTCATTGTGACAGTTTGCGGAGATGCTGGGCGAGGCAAGACAAGCCTTGCAGCGGCATTTCCGAAGCCGATTTTCATTCGTGCAGAAGATGGGATGCAAGCTATCCCAGTAGACAAGCGCCCTGATGCGTTCCCGCTATTGCAAAGCGCATCGCAGCTTTGGGAGCAAATCACTGCTGTGATTCACGAACCGCACGATTACCAAACTCTGGTAATCGACAGCGTGACCGCTTTGGAGCGGCTTTTCGTGGCAGATGTTCTGGCGCAAGACCCGAAGGCCAAGAGCATCAACCAAGCCCTTGGTGGATATGGCGCTGGCACGGCTGCGGTGTCGGCCATGCACCAGCGCGTCCGTAAGGGTGCTGGGCTGGCGAATGAAAAGCGCGGGATGCACGTTGTCTTCGTGGCGCACGCTGATGTGGAAACGCTGAAGCTGCCCGACGTTGACGACTACATGCGCTGGACACTGCGCCTGCCGCCTAAATCGCAGCCGCCCTACACCGACGATGTGGATGTTGTCGGGTTCCTGCGGCTTGTGACCTACACCAAGGGTGAGGATGGCGACCGCAAGAAGGCCATCAGCACGGGCGATCTGGAAATGGTTTGCCATGCCACGGCGGCCAACGTCTCGAAGAACCGCTACGGCATCACTGACCCGCTGGGTTACAACCTCGGGGAAAACCCGCTGGCCAAAGTCATCCCGTCGCTTGGCGGGGCAAAATTTAACACCAATGAAGAAGGAGCCGAATGATGGGCTTTTGGGATTTGAGCGACGGCGAGACAGCCGCAAACACTGGCACCGAATATGAGGTGCCTTCGGGCAACATGGATCCGATCCCGGCTGGATCGTCGGTGCTGGCCATGATCGACGAATGCAAGTGGGAGATGAAACCCACTGGCGAGGAGTTTATCTCGGCACGCTGGACAGTGATTGCGCCCGAGGAATACAAAAACCGCAAGGTGTTCCATAAGCTGTGGGTCTTGGATATGGACCCCAGCGCCAAGGACGAAGCGTCTGGCCTGAAAAAGCGCGATAAAGCCCGCAAGATGCTGGCAGCCATCGACGCCAATGCAGGCGGCAAACTGACGGCAAAGCCGGGACGCCCGACCAACGATGACCTTTTGAGCCTGACCAACAAGCCGATGGTTTGCACGATGATGATCTGGTCAATGCCAGATACGCGCAACGGCGGAATGATGCACGGCAATTGGGTATCTGCGGTGGCCTCGAAGGCGTCTAAGGATATTCATGTTGCTGAGGCCAAGCCGCTTCCGACCGGGGGCGCCCCTGCTGCATCTGGGTCACGCGATGATTTTGGCGCAAGCGGTGGCGGCTATGCCAAGCCGGGCTTGGTCGATGATGACATCCCATTTGCCCCGGCTTGGCTGATCTAAGCGGGAGCAAGGTTGCCAGCGCCACGAAGGTGGGAGGAGCCGATTACCCTGAGCATTCAGAGGCGCGGCGCTGGCAACACCATCAAAACACATAGGAGTCGGAAATGGAACAGCGAACAGAAGAATGGCACGCAGCGCGCAAGGGCCGCATTACAGCATCGTCTGTGGGGGCGATCTTGGGCCATGCACCCTATGCCACGCGTGACGACGTGATGCGCCGCATGGTGCGGGAATGGGTCGGGGCAGAGCCAGAGTTTGAAGGCAACATCGCCACCGAATACGGCACGCGCAATGAGGCTGGGGCGCTGGCTGAATACATCATGGAAACGGGCAACGCCGTTGAGGCTGTCGGCTTTATTACGCGCGAGGATTGGGCGGGATGCAGCCCTGATGGGTTGGTCAGCGACAATTACGGGTTGGAAATCAAATGCCCGTTTGGCCTGCGGAAAGATGAAGTGCCTGCGTTTAAGTCGCTGGCAGATCAGCCGCACTATTACGATCAAATCCAGTTTTCTATGTGGGTCACGGATCGGCCTTGGTGGGATTTTTACCAGTGGTCGCCGCGAGGCTCTGCATTGGAAGGCGTCAAGGTCAACACGGCATGGCAGGACGAAAACCTGCCCAAGCTGCGCCAGTTTTATGCGGAGTATTTGGCCGAGCGGGAAGAACCTGCGATCCACTTGGAGCCAAAGCGCCTGATCATCGACACGCCAGAGGCGCATCGGATCGCGGCTGAATACGACCAAATCTGTGAGGCCATCGACCGCGCAGAGGAACGCAAGAAGGAATTGCTTGCTGATATGGTTCGCATTTCTGGTCAGAAGGACACGATCTTTGCCGGGCGCAAGCTGACCAAGATCGAAAAGGCCGGCGCGATTGCCTATGCCAAGGCTGTCAAGGCTCTGATCCCGAATGCCGATCTTGAGCCGTATCGCGGCAAGCCTTCAAGCTATTGGGTGGTCAAATGACACTCCGCCCATATCAGCAGGACGCGGCAGATGCGGCGTTGGAATGGATGAAACGCAGCGCGGCACCGTTCATCATCGACGCGGCCACAGGCGCGGGAAAGTCACACATCATCGCCGAGATCGCCCGCGTAATCCACGCCATGACTGGCAAGCGCGTGTTGTGCCTTGCCCCCAGTGCCGAGTTGGTGATGCAGAACCGCGAGAAGTTTTTGGCCACGGGGAACCGGGCCAGCACGTTCTCTGCCAGTGCCGGTGCAAAGGAACTGCGGCATCCGGTGGTGTTTGGCTCTCCGCTGACCGTTAAGAACAAGATCAGCCGTTTTCAAATGCAGGGGCCAAGCGGATATGCACTGGTCATTCTGGACGAGGCGCACGGCATCACGCCAACGGTGCGGGACATCATCACAGCAATGCGCGAAGGCAATCCTAACCTGCGCGTGTGCGGGTTGACGGCCACGCCTTACCGTTTAGGGTCAGGATGGATATTTCAAGAGCATGAAAGCGGGCAAATTAACGGAGAAGATAAGGCATTTTCCCCCTACTTTGCGAAGTGCGTCTACAAAATAGATGCACGCGCACTGATCGGCATGGGCTACCTGACACCGCCGGTAATCGGGGCCATCAATGCCAGTGGATACGACACCAGCGGTCTTGCGTTGAACAGCCGTGGCCAGTTTGATGCTGACGCAGTGGACCGGGCCTATCACGGCCAAGGGCGCAAGACAGCGGCGATTGTGGGCGACGTGGTGGCTCAGGCGGCCAACCGAAAAGGCGTGATGTTCTTTGCTGCCACCGTGAAGCACGCGCAAGAAATCATGGCCAGCCTGCCGCCAGAGCTTTCCGAGATCGTCACAGGGCAAACCCCTAAAGCCCAGCGCGACAGCATCCTGAAGCGGTTCAAGGCACAGCAGATCAAATATCTGGTGAACGTGTCGGTGTTGACCACGGGCTTCGATGCAAGCCACGTCGATCTGATTGCCATCCTTCGCAAGACCGAAAGCATCGGCCTTTTGCAGCAGATCATCGGGCGCGGGTTGCGCCTGCACGAAGGCAAGACGGATTGCTTGGTTTTGGACTACACTACCAACCTTGAGGACCATTGCCCGGATGGTGATCTGTTTGCGCCGGTGGTCAAGGCTGGCAAGGCTGGTGGCGGTGAAGGTGGGATGACCTGCATCTGCCCGTCTTGCTCATATGAAAATATGGTCAGCGTCAATCCGCAGTATTTTGACTATCCGTATGATGAGGCGGGCTATGCGCTCGATCTGGATGGTCGGCAGATCATGTCCGACTTTGGTCCAATCCCTGTGCATTTCGGTCGGCGTTGCATGGGGGTGGTGCAAGCTGGCAAGCGCGGTGAGTATGAACGCTGCGGCTATCGCTGGACGTTTAAAGAGTGTCCGAATTGCAGCATGGAGAACGACATTGCCGCGCGATACTGTGCGTTTTGCAAGTGCGAGATTGTCGATCCCAATGAGAAGCTAAAGGCCGATTTCAAGGCACTGAAACGCGATCCAACGCGCTGGCAGACTGACCGCGTTGTCAGCATGTCGGCGTCACCCAACATAAGCAGAAACGGCAATCGCACATTGCGCGTTGAATGGGTGACACCTCACAGGCAATTTACGACTTGGGTGATGCCGGAGGCCAAGCACATTAGAGGGCAGTCTCAGTGGAACGCCTTTGACGGAGCCACGCAAGGCGGAACTGTTGCGCCAAGGACCGTGACATATCGCAAAGACGTTGAAAGCGGGTTTTTTGACATCCGCGCCTATAACCGCCCGGAGGACATAGAGCCGGAAGCGCCAAGCGTTGCGGAAATCGAGTGGGATCCATTTAGCGAGGGAGAACAACATGCGGCTCAGTGATTTTCAGGACATCGCGCAGGATGGCGTGCTGACATTTGGTGATCTGGAGTTTCGCGGCAAATGCCCTACCGAGGAGCAAGAACAGATCACGTTCTTCGGTCGGCTGCGGCGCGCGCATCCCGACACATGGGGGATCTTGGCGCTACATCCGCGCAATGAAGGACTGCGGATCGGAGGCCAGTTTGGCGCTGTGTCGAAGCACAAGGCCGAAGGCATGACGCCGGGTGCTTCGGACATCATCATCCCGGCGCGGGTGGCTTTTGTATGCGAATTGAAGCGCCGCGACCCAACGCAAGGGCGCTGGCAAGATGGGCAGAAGGAATATCTTGCAGCATCGGCCAAAGCTGGGGCGTTTGCCTGTGTTGCGATGGGTTGTGACGCGGCTTGGCAGGCTTTTGAGGCTTGGCTGGCGGCCAGTGATCTAGCCTAGCTTGCGCCCATAAAAAGCTTCTAGTTCGGAAAGCCGCCTTTGAATTGCCGTCTTGGCACCATCGTCAAGACGGCTTTCTTTGTGCAGTTGCAGCATATAACCTTTAAGTTCCTGCACGCCGATGATTGTCGCTACCTTTTCGGCATGTGTTGGCTCTTGCCCGCGTGCCGCAACACGCAGGCAATGCCATTCTGCTTTGCTCCTTTCAAACCTCAAAGAGCCTCGCCCCTCAACCCGACCAGCATCTTGGCCTGCATGTCTTTCTCCTTGTCAGCAATCTCACCGCCGCAAGCCAGATAGCCGCAGCCGTCGACCCAGTTGTCAGCGTTGGCCGGGTTCGACTTGGCGCGTGCCAGCTTCAACAGCGTCATCATGACGGCGACGTCGTGCGGCTTGATGTTGCGCCCGAGGTGGGCCGACCAGTAAGCGGCGATCAGACCAAAGTTTGCCTCGGCATCTCCGTGCGTGCTGGCGCGATCAACCATCACATAGTGCTTGGCGGTGTCTAAAATCTCGTCACGCTTCATGCTATCGCTCCATCGGTGATCCATTCCTCTTCAAAGCGCAAATCTTCAATCCCGGTGATGTCGGCCAGACGGTGGCGGTAGACAACCGACGGCACGACGCGGCCCGTCATCCATCTGGACAGGCTAGATTTTGAAACTGGCACTTTGTCGGCGAGCCAGCCGAGCTTGCGCCCGTCCTTGGCGCACCATTGCCTGATTTGACTTTGAGCCATCATTGGCGTTCTCCTGTGTTTCGGTGCTTTAGGCTTACGGTGTAAAAAAAGTTACGTCAAGTGCAATTTTATGCTTGCAAGCGGTGCGGCGGGCTGTATGGTGGTCACACGAACTAGCAACAAGGATGACTAAGATGACCCACAAAAACTCCATTTACGTCAGCATCGGTCGTGATGTTTACTCTCCCAAATCGAAGGCCATCGTATTCATCGTGCAAAAGATGACTGATTGGTCAACGCGGCATGGAGTGTTTTTTCGCACTGAAATCCGCAGCGGCAAGCGTGTGGCACAATTTACCATCCACGCATTCGGTCGCCGCATCATAAATCTGGTGGCCGCATGACCTTCGAGCAAGAACTCAACAGGCTGGGCGTCATCGCCCCGCCTGCACCCCGACCCCAGCCAGCGGCCTACGCGCCGCCCCAGTGGAAACCAACTTA